AGCCTCTTGAATATCCTTAGATGTATTCACTTCTACATATGGAATGTCCATACTTGATAGTGAAAGCAACCCTCTTTCTGCTGAGATAATGACTGGCCTTGGGGCAGTGGAGCATAGGACTGTCTTGCCAACTCCTGATGCTCCATATACTACCGCCTTAATACCATCAGTATAACAACCCTTACTAGATTGTATCTTAATTGCCATTTTGTTTAATCAACAGTAAGAGACGGCATTGATTCCTTCACAGTTATACAATCATCTAAGCCATCAGAGTTTTCCAAATTTTTATAATTTGTCAAATTAAGCTCATACTTGGTTCTAATAGCATCAACTTCATCATCTGAAAAATCTCCTGATTCAAGCATAACTTGAACTAGATTCTGGTCCAGCGAGTATGAAAATGACTTAACAGCTTTAACTTGATAATCACCAATATTGAACTTATGAGTCCCAGCAGCCTTCCCTTCAAGAAGATGGTCGCAAATCTCTCTTCTGATTTTTGACTCTTCATCTTTAAGCCTTTTCAAAGTTGAGGCCATTTCTTTCTGTTTTCCAATTAGTTCAATCAGTTTGTTTTCGTTCACTTGTGTTCACCATTTTACTTTGGAATGGTACAGGATTTGCACCCTGGGAGACTCTTTTATAAAAGCCTCCTCAGCTACATTAACCAACCATTGGAATATATTATACTATAAAAGATAACTGAAGTAAAGAAAAATTTTTAAATTATTTTCTGTAAGATATAGACTCAAGCCAGCGGATCAGCAATAAAGCAACAATAATCATAGCTGCTGACAATGCAAATTCTATTAACAATCTAAAAAATGTCATTTTGATTATACTCTATTACAATAACACCCGCTTCTTTGCAAAGCGCCCTACTATTTATTCTGTGAATAGTCCATTTCAAGCTGCTTCCTGCTATGACGCTTGGGGTGTAAATTTTACTTATTCCTGCCTGTATTGCAAATTTAGTACATTCTGAGCATATGGCTCTGCCCCAAACTATTAGATTTTTGCCAATAACATTAGTTCCTAATCTACCCGCTTGGATGATAGCATTTGCCTCAGCATGAACAATATATTTAAGTCTCACCTCTTCATTATTAATTCTATCATCATAGTCACAGATTCCCCTTGGAAATCCATTAAACCCAGTTGATACTATTGCTCCATCATCACTACAAATGATAGCGCCAACCTTAACTCTGTCCTTAGATAAAAATGCAATTGAACGTGCAACTGGTATAAGTTTATCAATTTTCACATTAGTCAACCCTGGTTATATAAAATCCCTTTTCCTGTTTGCTATCCTTGAGTGCTATAATATCATATTCATAAAAATATAGAATATCATCACCTTTTTCCAGGCAGATGAGAGGATATAGCGGCTCATCTCCTTCATATCTATAAACTCCATCATTGCCAACTTCTCCACCCATACAGAAGTCTGATAGATTATATAGATATTGCTGTAAAATAGATGCTTTAAATGTGGACTTTGAAAATATAGGATTCACAGCCCAAGAGATCACAACATTACAATGTTCTAATAAAACCTTATCTTCCAGATTATGAAAATGTTCAGTTGGGTCAACTATAATTTTAATCATTTTATTCCATCCAATAAGGAATATCATTGCGCCAAGTGGCAAACGGTTTCTGCAATTTATAATATCGTCTGTAAGATTCTACAGCATTATCAGATTTATATAAGTCAGGCATAGCCTGTGCAAATGGAGTCATTGGAATATCTGGTAAATGTTCATAATTGAACATATGGAACTCTGATATAACATCCCATGACTTGTGATTCCTTCTGTGATTAAAGCGAATCCTGTATTCTTCATTAAGACTTGCTGCTAGTTGAATAAGCCATGTGCAATTAGCTTGTGATTTCTTCAGCCATAGTGTACAAGGATGATTTTCATGAGTTTGCTTATATCCAGCTCCAATTACAGTTGAAAGCATTTGAGCAGATTCCAATATCATTTTGACGACATGTTGGTCACAATGGTATTTAGCTGCAAGTTCAGGGTTGGTGTCTAGTATGAATATGTTCATTTGGGTCAACTATAATTTTATACACTTTTATTTAAGGTTGATATTTAGCTTGGACAGTATCATGAATTGCAATTCTAGTTGTCTTGAGTCCTAGTTTGCGATATGACTCAAGAACATCGATCCTATCATCATAGCACATTGTGATTTCTTCTCTGAAATCAGCCTTAATCCATCTTACAAGCCTTGACTTGTAATCAGCGGAAGATAGATCACAGCCCTTTTGTCTCATAAATAGGTAGTCATATTCATATCCATTTACATCTAGCCAATATTCAGTTGTGAAACGATAAAATTCTGGCCTAGATGTTACAAATACAATAGTCTCATTATTCAATATGTGTTCTGCGTATTGGGGGAACTGATGCGATATATCAAATGCTGATAGAGAATGGTATTTGTGAAACTTATCAAATAGATTATTGTTGTCATAATAACTATTTATGTATTTTACACGCCAATTATCTTCTGATATGCAATTATCAATATCTACAATAATCATTTTCAATCCTCGATTATGAAATTATGCTTTGTTGGAAAGTAGTCCAGATGTATATCCAAGAGCTTTAATCCAGTGCTAAATGGAGGCTCAATAGTGACTTCATTCATTAGGTCGCATATATCTTGAGTCATGCAGCCAGAAAGAAGTGCAAGCTGATTTGGATTAATTCCATTTTTAATAAAATTATCAATGAGTTTTTGCCATTTAATCATATGCTATTTATCCCACTTTTAATTAAAAAAATGTTGTGGCCCGCGTCTTGCTTCGGGAATGATTTAGTCACATCGTTTTAAGAAGCCACTCTGTCCACAACTCAGAAGTTACAATGCCACTATCTGCTGGGCAAATCACCTTACTCAAGGGTGATCTTACTTACAGTTTCATTGAGTAATTCATCCAAAAGATCATGTGATGATGTATAGTAGCTACCACTGTCTGTTAAAATTATATATGAAAACAAAATTGCAATGGCCCTATTCATTTAATCTCCCTTACATTTAATCATTTTGTGAGGTAATAGTATACTATAAATATATGATGTGAGTAAATACTTTTTACCTATCGATTTATTCCTTTATTATAGTATATAATTACTTCCCCGCGTGGTGCGGTGCTGGCTGCAATGCTATCAGTTAGCAGTTTACGGTTAACAGTTTTACAACTTTACATTCCTATTTAATAGTATAATTTAGTTAAGTGTCAACTTTTGTTGAAGTTAATTGTGGGCCTATATGCCACTGTTCTGTTCTGTAGTTCCATTTTATTTTGAGAGGAAGAGAATTGTTTACAATAACTTATTTTTCAGGTGATCAGCGTAATGTAGACAATGGCGAGTTATGCAAATATGGCTCACTTGAGGAGATGTCAACCCATTTCAGAAAGCCTATTAAGGGAAGCAAGCACCATGCATATTTTGTTAGAGGTGCATGTGAGCCTATGTATAGGAAAGATGCTAACATCTTTAAATCTGAGCTAATTGTTCTTGATGGAGATATGGGGATTGATAAAGGGAATGCTCCAAGTCCTAGAGAGGTACATGATGCATTGCGTAAACTAGGATATAATCATTTCATTTATACCTCACATAGTCATATGGGGGCTGAGAAGAATAAGTTTCGCTGTGTGCTCAGGACAGTAGTGCCAATTGAAAAGAGTCAGTTAAGGGCAACTGTTGGATCAATATTAAGAGAATTGAAGGATAAATCTGTAGGGATATATCCATGTAATGAAATGTGGAGATGGAGCCAGCCTTGGTTTATTCCATCCAGAGATGATCCAGAAGATGGGTTGTTTGAATATTACGGATGGTTTGGAGGTGTTAGCATTCCAGTAAAAGAGGCTCATGAAGAGTTGTCTGTAGCGGGTGAGAATGGAAAGATATTTGACTTTTCCCGTGATTGGCATGGACATATGAGAGGGATCATTGAATCAGATATGTTCCACCCTGGCATATTGAGCATGGGTTGGGCATTTGCCAAGGATGGCGTAGATGAATCAATGGCAGTCGCTTTCATACAAACTCTATTTTCCGCGTGCGCTGATGCAGAGAAAGATTCAAGATGGCACCAAAGATATGATGATATTAATAGGATTGTCAGGCAAGGATATGAAAAGATAAATGAAGTTCATATTGATATTGATAATCTGCCTGATCTTGAAGAAGAAGGATATTACAAAAGTTCCAGGGTAATACCATGGCCGCCTGGATTATTGGGTAAATTGACTCAAAATGCGTATGATATGGCCCTGTTTAGGTATAGAGAAGTCGCACTGGTATCCGCTGTTGGAGCCGTTGTTGGCATAATAGGGAGAAAATTTAATGTAAGCTGTCCAAAACCTCTTGGCCTTAATGTATATTTAACATTGATCATGCCAACAGGTATGGGTAAAGATAGCATAGGTGAATTTATTAAGCATGTATATTATACAGTAATAAGTGATGTTGATAATAGATCATGTAGCTTTTTAGGCAAATCAAGGTATACAAGTTATAAGGCAGTAATAAATGATCTTGAATCAGCCCGCTGTAAGGTGAGTATATTCACTGAGGCAGGATTATTACTGGCAAGTAAGAGTGGTGATATAAGCGGTTTTACCCGCGCCTTGCTGTCCCTGTATTCATGTAGTGCTAGTACTGGTTATAGTAATGCAGAGGGATTTAGTGATTCAGAGAATGATGTGCCAGTTCTGAGAGCGCCATCATTGAGCATTGTAAGTGAAGCCACTCCTGAGACATTATTGAGCACATTCCGCGCTAGTGGTGCTGCAGAAAGAGGTGATATAGCAAGACAGAGCATATTTAGAATATCTGGAGACAAGCCTCATATTAGCAGGACATTTGATTATTTTATAGATACTGAATGCGCTGATAAATTGAAATATTTGGCTCACAAATGTAGCCAAACTCAGGCAGAGAGTGATCCGAAAGTTCATTTAATGCCAGCAGAGTCCGCTTCATTGCAGGATGATATATATGAATTTATGGATCATTGCGTTAATATGGAGAGGAAATATAGAGATTTGGACGGGATTAAAAGCATAATGTGGTCACGTGCTGCTGTTAAGGCATTAAAATATGCTGGTATATGCTCTGTTTTCAATAGAAGTGAGGCAATAATATGTGAGGAAGAATGGCAATGGGGCAAAAGTTTAGTTGAATATGAGATGGAAGGAGTGGAAAGCTTCTTTCGCGGAGGAGATTTTGGGAATATATTAGATGACATAGCAGTTACCCTTGTGGCGCCAGCTATCATTAAAATTTTAAAAGGTAAATATAAGGATCAAAAATGCTTACTTCCAACAAAAGATAGAGAAAAAGGGTTGTTCCCGCTCTCTGGGTTGAGATGTGTATTGAAGAATAACAAGATGTTAAATGATCTAAATGACTCCGCTAGTGGTAGAGG